AACTGTAGCAAGTAATCATTATAAGAAGCTAAATGTACAATGTCTTCACCATCATTAGTAGCTACATCAATAAAGTTAGTTTCAGGGAAAACATCAAATTTATTAGGAGGACTAAATAACATCTTGTCAGGGAATGGCTCACCTCCTTGAAATACATTACCAATAAATACTCTATTACCAACCATTGCAGATGTTTTAAATTGTGCATTGATTAGTGTTTCAGGTGTGTAAAAATTTCTTGTTGTATATGTTTCTGTTGGCAACACATCAACTGTAGTACCTGTAGAAGTTGAGCATAAACCTGCGTCAGTTCTTTCTAGCACAAATTCAGAGCTATCAACAACAGGCAATGTGTATACTCCTCTATTAAAATCTACATAGCAAAATGACCTCCATTCTGAATCATCTTCACTATGAGTTACGTCTTTCATGTATATGCTAAACCCACTAATTCTTTCATTCCATCTATGAGTTGATGCTAAGTGATTAAAGTTTAAATGCATTATAGGTTTACTTTCAAATCCTGTCCAATTAACTCGATGAGTTTCATCCATCTTGGATTCTTTTACAATTGACAAGGAATTGAAATGCACCTGTGCGTCATTGCTTCCATCAGTTTCTCTTACCCCAAAATAAGGCGTATTTGTTGAGTCATATTTAAATGTAACATCTATTGTTTGCCAACTTGTATCAGATGCATCCATTACATAAACTTCTTTTTTATTAACGTTTGAAAGGTCAGCATCTGCGTTAAACATCCAAGTTGCTTGCCCTGTAAGTGCTATATGTTTTGCTCTTAACCTCAATCTATATGTTTGGCCCTGCGTAAGAGCAGCAGTTAAGTAATCAGCACTATTTAGGTCAATACTTGCATATCCTCCATCACCACCTGCTGTAAAATGCTGTGCTCTAGCTCCATCAAGTGCTGTGTCACTATCGCTTGAGGCAACATTTGTTAATGTTCCTCCGTTCCAACCATTTGCATTATTACCTTCTCCTTGAGCTCCTTGCGTGCCCCAATACGAACTAGGGTCTTCTCTGTTTGCATGTTGATTATTTAACTCATCATTACTACCTTTGTAAGCTGTTGTTATTAACGATTCTTGCTGTTCTCTAGCATCAGGACTATCATATGTCCAAGCTATTCCAAATTTCCATGCACGCTTTAAGTTTTCATCAATCTCACCATAAGATTGGTCTCTTGCAACACCATTTAAAATAAAAGCTGTTCCTCCACTTAAGTCTGTTGAAGGCACGTTTGTTGCAAAATATGCGTTATTTGCATCTATTTTTATTAAATCAAATACTTTTCCATAGCCTTTTGCTCCAACTACATTATTTAATTCATCTGATTGACCACCTGTAATTCCTGTAAACGCTACCTTTATAGTATCTCCTGCACTACCGGGAAAGCTATCTCCTGAATTTCTTACAAATTTTAATGAGCCTTGGTTATAAGGTTCTGTGGTTGCAGTTGACGTGTAATCTACCCAAGCATCTGTGCCACTTCCATGGTCACCTACAACAGATACAGAAGCAATTGCACTTGACGCTGCATTTAAAGTTGTAATAGAAAATGTATCACTATCCTCAGGCCCTACGTTATCAACTTTCCAAGTCCCAACATAAGGATATGCACTAGAAGATACATTTGATATAGTAACAAGTTCACCTTGACCGAGCCCATGTGGAGAAACTGTTGTTATTTGAACATTGTTTCCAGAAGGTTCATCAAATGATTTTATAGCAACACTTCTTTGATTTCCTTCTGAAAAATACAATCTAACTTTTTCTGAGTTAGTAGGAAATGGAGCAGTTGTGCCACTAAAGTTTTCAAATACTGTAAGGGCTTTTTCATTATCTATATCCATAAATGGTGCTGAGTTGCCACTCGTAGGTACAGAGTGACCTGTGTTTCTTGGTTTTTGCAAGCACATGACATCCTCTGTCCATATATCGTATTCTTCAGGGTTATCTGTTTCCGAGAACATTGTTTTCTTTATTAGTCCAAAAAACTTAGGAACATACACATCATGTATTGCTTGTTGGTAAGCGTGTGTAATTGCATGTGTCCCTCCTATCCCTCTAATGCATCTCATAGTATTAGTACCTGTGTCATATGAAACACAAAGAACAAGTTCCCCATTAATGTCAACAATATTTCCTGCTGACACAGCATTATCTACAGCACTTTCAGCTCCAGAGGTTCTAAGTTTAACAGTTGTAAGAAGCTTGCCTTCTTCATCTCCATACTCATTTGCCGAGGCACTTGTTCCATTTAGTGTAACGTTAGAAATAACATCCTTATCTACTTTAGGTACATAAGCTCTTAAGCCACCATAAGCATAATGATATGATGATTGATAATCAGTATCTACTTTTCCTAGCTCTAATACATCAGCTATCCAAGCTCCATCACTATATGCTTGTATGTTTTTACCATCTAAGTTAAACATTGCACCATCACCAACTGTGTTTCCTGACGATGCTTGTGTTAAATAAGTAATGTAGTTTTTAATAGTTCTATCTGTAAGTGCAAAGAATAATCCTCTCCCTTCCCATATACCTTGATGATTATCTATAGATGCTGCATATTTGCTTTTGAAGCTTCCATCAATACCAAGTTTTCCAGGATTTCTTACAGATATAGCTGAGAATACATTTTGCTTATCAGGTATATCTCTTGGGTCTGCTTTGTTATTGCTCCCACCATGAAACTCTACTATTTGATATTCTTGTTTAGGCATTTACATTAATTTCTTTTTACAAATATCCCAAACTTTATCATCTAATTTATTCTTAGAAGAAGATACTAAATAATCTCCAACTTTAACGAAAACTTCTTTTAATATTTTTTCGCTAAATAAATTTTTAATAATTATTGATATCACTTTCTTCATTCTTTCTCCTTGTTTTTGTTGGTTAAAAGCATTTCAATTAATCGTCCCTGCTGAAATACTGTTCTTTCCAATTCATCAATTCTTTCATCTGCATCATTAGGCTCTTTAACATACTTCATAATATCATACAATTTAAATTGTTTTGCAAGAAGGTCAACAATTTTATTTATAACAATTTTTTGTAGCATTACCACTTCACCTTATTAGCCCAATAAGCAGCAGACATTTTGCCTTTAGCTATGTTTTTACCATGACGTGCTTTAAATGACTTACGTCTCATTTTTTGTTTTCTAGACTCACCTGCTTTAGGTTTGCCTGCAGTTTTAACTCCTTGCTGTCCAAAGCGTATTGTTTTAACCTTATCCCCTTCCTTAGCTACAACAACATGGCTTTTTTTGGGATGATTAGGAGTTCTTTTAGGTTTATTAAACCCACTCACTCCTGCCCTTCTTAGTCTTGCATCTTTAGTTTGCATTTATTTTTCCTCCCATTTACTTAAATCTAACATTTGTAAAGGTCTTTCTATTACATGGTCTTTAAGTTTATCATTTTGTATTTGTATTTTAGTTCCACCTTTAACATAAGGCTTACCATCAGCCATTCCTATATCATATGCAAAAAACGTTGTTTTCCACAATCCTACTCTTATGCATCTAGCAGGCCTTCCATCCAATATGACAACATCATCAGTATTTAAATCTTTGCCAAGAAATACTTTCATACCCTCGACAACAGTTTCTATTGTAGACTTAAATAATAAAAGAGCAACTCCAGATACAAATAACCATACCCAGTTTCCCAAGATACCTTCTGCTTGTTTCTGTAATTCCTCTTCCATAATTATCCATTTATAAGTTCACCCCATAATGAGGTTCTTCCATCAATTATTTGTATAACATGCACAGTAAAGTGACCTTTTGTAAAAAAGTCAACAATTGCAAATGCATGTGACCAATTTATAGGTCTTCCACCTAGCCATGAGTTTTGTTCATTTCTCATATCTTTTAGGCATCCAATGCTCCACGCTGACTTTTGACCATCCATATGTGTCATTGAGCTCTGTTGGATATCGTGATGATGACCATACATTACATTCGTTCCAAGTCGTATTAGATGATTCCTTGTATGTTGAACTCCTGCAAAGTGATGGCCATGATAAAAGTGTAGTTTCCCAATTTTTAGATACTTGCCTGCTTGGTAATAATCGTATCCTCTTTCTTTTAGTTTTACACATTCTTTAAACCTATAGTTAGTTAAGTAAGGGTTTTCATCTACAAATCGATTCATCCAATCATCATGATTACCTTCAATCATATATTTTTCTGTGCAATTTGCCTTATCTAAAGACTCATCAATCATATCCATTCCCCTATTAACATCTTTAACATCTTTATCAATAAAAGGTAATTGATATTCTAATGGTGGTCTTTTTTTCTTTTTCCATTGCCAATGAGAGCAACCATGCCACTCACCAACATCACCCAAGTCTACATAGACATCAGGCTTTACAATTTCTATTGCTTTCTTAACTACACTTATTGCTTTTTTATCGTGTAGTGGAAAGTGTTTATCAGGTGTTACAAATACACGTTTTACAACGCCTTTATCTTTATTCATATTTACCTATTTTTTAATTCTTTGTATATCTTTATAATAATGTATACAAGCGAAGCTAGCCCAACTAATACTCTAACAACAACAGGAAGCCATTCAACCCAAGTAATGCTAATACCTGTAACGCTTATTCCCATTGTTTTTATAGAGTCAATCATTAAGGCATCTTAGGAACTGTTAGCCCCCTAACTCCTGATTTACGCATTGGGTATTTATTCATACCCATTTCAAACATTTGTCTAAAATATTGTGCTTTTTCTAAATCTCCCATATCTTCTAATAATCTAGCTTTAACATAACATAAAACATATTGATGCATACCACTATCTAAACCTGCGTCGGTATATAAATCATTAGCTTGAGATGTTACATCTGTGTATTTTGAGTGATAAGATATTCTATAACCATTAGCCATTCTATCTTTTGAGGTTACTGTTGCTGTTAAGCCACTTTCATTTCCAGCTGAAGAACCATCTAGTGTCATTTGGAATGTAGTAGTATCAATAACATTTAATACAATATTGCTCGCTAAATCAGAAGTATTAAAATTTGTTGTACCTGATATAGAAACTTCTTCACCAACAACAAGACCATGTGCTGTCGATGTTGTATAACTTCCAATTTGCTCAGACCTCGATACTGCTGTAACAGTTCTTGTATAAGAATCGTCAACACTAGATTGAAATGAATCATATGAGTCATGGTGAGTATTACTTCCGTCTGTTGATGTGACTTTTTCAACAATTGCCAATCTCCCATCGTCATTATACCATGCAAAGTAATCATTAGGGTAATTTCTTTTATTAGTTGCCATTCAATCTCCTAAATAAGCGAATCGTGAGTTGTTGTTACATCATCTTCTTTTAACAATGTATGTGGGTCAACGAGCTTTGGTATTCTAACATACCTTCCATCTGAATCTTTAATTTCTACTTTAACAATGTCAACCATTTCATCTGTTAAATCATACCATCTTTGTTTTTGCACTAAATCACCTAATGAGTGTTTAATGTTGTGCTGTCTTTTAGCTGCAATTTCATTTAATGCATCATTAATTAATCTAAACATATAAGACTCAGGTTGTCTTCCCATAACTCTTTCTGCTTGTTCTATTATATCTTGTACTGTCATATTAAGCTCCTTGTTGTTGGTTTACACCAACTCCTATCGATTGTAGTCCCTGTATATAACTTTGTTTCAATGTATTAATAAGTGGCCCATAAAGCTCTACATCTTCTTCAACTGCCAATTGTCTTTCTGCAACCTTAACTGCTGCATATAAAACAACTATATGCTCTACCTCATCAGGAAAGTTATGTATTGATGATTGAGCTGTTATGTCATGCTCTTGCCCACCACTTGTTACAAAGGTTGGATAGGAAACATGTATAATTTTTGCAGGGTTATCTGCGTCTACTGTTGGTTTTACAAATAAAGTAGCTGCATCGGAGGAATTGCTTTCAACCCAATAAATTGGGTCTGTAGATGAAGCTTTGTGCATTAAACTTGACGTATTATTTGTTAAATCACCATATCTTGGGTCAACTTGCCTTGCAGGTATATAATAACCACCTGAGCCATTTTTTCTAGTTACTTGTAAAATTTCACCCTTGCCACCTAGTGATTCCGTAGTGTTTGTATTGCCTATATATAAATTTGTTACTTGTGAACATTTGTACTTTAAATCCCTTGGAAGAAGATTTATAACCTCTCTCACTCCGTCACCTAAATAACTAGCTAAAGCAGAGTCGTCTGTTGAATCAAAACCTGTCAAGTCATTAATTCTTTCCTTTAACGTTGCCATTTATTATAATTCCTTTTGTTTCTTGATGCAATATCTTTTTCCATTGTTGTTTGATTAAATTCAACTTTTGTTTGTCCACTCCAAGTTGTTCTCATATTGACATGGTCTTTAGTATTATTAGGCTTAGATGGTGCAGAATTAGCTTCTTCCCATTTTTTAGTTTCTTTATTATATGTAAATATAGCCATTAATACTTTTTATTTTTTTTAACCTTTCCACCACTACCCATTAACTGTTGAGCAACTATTCGTTTAATTCTTTCATTTATTTCTTCATTTTTGTTATGGTGCATATTAACAGTATTGTCGCTAAGTTTTTTTCCAACCTTTCCACCATACATATATTCAGTTAAATAACTATCCTTAACAACTTCACCACCATCTTTGTACATACCCATTCTATTCATCATATTGTTGTGAAGCATGCCTCCACCCATATATTTTTTAACTCTTCCACCTGCATCGTATTTAGGCAAAGAACTAAACATTTTATCTTTTTTCATTTTCACTTTTTATTCCTCCTATTTTTAGCGTCAATTATTCTAGGTAATTTACCATATGTGTTGATATATTCCAAAACAGACTCTGTGCTTGGATTAACAGAATCTTTTTTTACAATATACTCTCCACCTTCTGCTTCTATTATAACCCCACCTTTACTGTGAGAGGGGCCATTAATAGGGCCTCCTTTTTGCATTTCTTTTTCATGACCATAACCTTTTTTATTTAAAGACAAATGGTCTTGATATGTATTAGCTTTTACAGCTTTGCCATCTTTATACATCATGTGAGGCTTAAAATCTTTTGGAGCCTTACCACCTTTAGCATACTTTTCAATATCTAATGTTTTAGGGTATCCTTTTTCTCCAGGTTTTGCAGGCCTTTCACCTCTTGCACGTTTTGCATGAATATTTGCCCATAATCCTTTTTTCTTAGCCATTATATCTCCTTTAAATTTATTATTCTACATCAGGCATTGGAGCCTGCCAATCAGAGCCATTTAAAATTGTTAAAATTTCATCATGAGTATATTTATCAAGACCATCATAACATGACTCTGAGGGAGTTTTTGTTTTAACTAAATATTTTGACTCGTCAATAGATTTCCTCAAATTGTTAAAGTCTTCAGCTCTAGAGTTTTTTAATTGCTCTGATGTAATTTTATCCACATCTATTATCATATAAGTAAAGTTAGACAAGTTTTCCTCCTATTGTTCTTTGACGCTTAATGTCTCCTAACTCCATGTTTTTTGGAATAAATCCTGTGCTTGGATATTCTTTAATACTAACATTATCTACAGCTATACCATTGCTTCCATCAACACTAATGACTCCACTTACAAATTTTATTGCACCATTTTCAATAGGTCTTATATTTGCTGAAAAAGATTCTCCATTAGCATCTGGTGTGGCTCCCCCACTCGATACTATGCCTCCAATAGATATATTCACAAGCCCTGTTGAACCGAGAAGATAAACATCTGCATTTACCTCATAAATAAATCCTAATTTTGCTGTTACTCCATCTAAAGTAAGCTCTTTCAAATGGTCTAAAGATTGTGCTTTGCCACTATTTTGAGTCCAATCAGAACCTGATGTAGTCCATCCTGATAAATCAGAATCAAAAGTCTGATTGCTTACTAATTCAGAAAAAGAAGTTGGATGTTTTTTAAT